GTGCCAGCGTTACCCCGTGGTGTTGGGGCAGGCTGATCCACGTGGAACAGTTCAGGGTAGCCAGCTTTGAGCTTATCAAAGTCAGCTGTACCGTCATCGCCAATCGCATCGCCGCTACTCGCGGCCAGCCACGCTAATTTTAGATTGGTCACACCAGCCCCCGCCGCTTGCTCTAAAAAAGTGGCGCGGGTTTGGGTCGCAGTCAGTTCGGCCGAAATCTTCTCAAAATCAGCACGCGCCGCGCTTCCCTCTTCAAGTTGCTTCGTTGCATCCCGCAACGACTTGTCAAGGCTCTTGCGCTGCGTACGCTCTTGCTCAAGCGCAGACCGCAAGCCGCCAATGTGATTGCTAATTAGCGTTTTTGTCTCATCAGATTGTTCATCAAGCCAAGTCTCAAATTGTGTCCCGTCGTTACTCGACGGGTTCTTTTCTACTGTCATGTAGCTTCTCGCTTGGGTCAATCATCTCGACTGGCCCCTTTGGTTTTTCGGCCGAACCCATCTCAGATTCAGCCGCCTTATCACGTATCAGTTGTGCAATCTCACCTTCATTCCACCCTTCACGCCGCAGCAATGTAGTGATTGGTATACCCGCGCTTGTATTTGCAAAGCGCGTTCGAGAGGTCGTAATAGGCAGATTGGTGTTAGGTGGGTCAAACGTGAGCTCAATTTCAGAGAGCTTTACCGATTCACCCGCCAGCTTCAAAATAAACTGAATAGCAGACCGCCATTCAGGGCTAAAAACATCAGTGCGCTTTTGCGCCTTGCGCATCAGTGGCGCTTCGAGCGTCAACAATGCTTCACCGCTCAAATAGTCACCACTAAAAAAATAATGTTTTGGTGTGCGCGTAATGGCAGCAAGAGCATTAGCCAGATGGTCGATAGCGCCGATATAGTTGCTCAATTCAGTCGCCTCAAATTGACCCACCTGTGACCGTTCGCCGTCGCCGTCGCCTGCAGGTATCTCCCAAATCTCGTTAGGCGAGTTAGTCAGCGTGTTTAGGCCACTTGCATTAGAGATGATGTAACGCTGTCTAAACGCTGCAAATTCGGCCGAAACCATCAAGTCATTAACGAGCTTATTTATTCCCACCTGTAGCGGTAGTGCATTCTTTAGGTCAGACTTTACCCGCCGCAGCGCAGGTCGAAAGTGAAACACAGGCACGATGCCCAGCTTATGCTCTTGTACCGCGCCCTCACCAATCGGCTTGAAATCAAACGTGGTGTTTTTGCCGTCATCCTTACAGGCGAAATGCTCAAGACGATCAGCATAGTAGAGCGTTAGGTAACGAGTTTGTTCGGCCGAATTAACCCACCACTTAGCCGCATACCGTTTCTTTTTTGGCTGAGCCTCATCATAAAACACATGGCACTGGCGCGAATCATTCGCGTAAACATCGATGCCGCCATCCCCATCAGGCCATACAATCACCATCGCTTCGCCAGTCACAAACGCGCCGCACACCGCCGCATCAAACTCGCTCTCAATCGCCAAGTCACGCCACAGCTGCTCAAACCGCCCATGCGCCCGCTTCTTTTTGATTCTCGCCCCACGCAGCGTCACCCGGTCACACAACGCATCGATGATAACCGCGCACCAATTCTCATTGAACGTCAGGTCAATATCCCGAAAGATTTCAGCCAGCCGCTTATTCGTGTAAATCTGAGGATGATCGCCATCGTAATAGCGCCAATAGTTCTCATATTCTGGCAGTTTGGCCCGCAGCGCGGCCACGGCCGCAGCCACATCCGTTTGCGGCTGTTGCTCGACAAGCCCCATGCGTTCAGTTGTAAGCGTTGTTTCGGCCGAATTGACCGTGTAGTTATGTGTTGTCATTTAGCCCACTTGTGAACGTTCACAATATCTGCATACCCAAGTGCGGCCAGTTGGGAAGAAACAAAATGCGCGGTATCAGGATGCAGACGAATTTTTCCCATGTTCGCCTCAAGCCAGTTCCGCATATCCCAAGAGCCTGTATAAGCCATGCTTGCCCCCATCCAATCCGCGATCATTTCTAGAGCAGCTGACGCGGGCATTGGCAAGACGAGTCGCTGCCCATTGTCGTAGGGTAGTAACCAGTGCTGCCAATGGTGATCGTTTTTGTGTTGGTGGGACAGCCACGCATAATCAAAATGCAGTTTGTTTGCCGCCTTCTCCAAGTCGTCACCAAAGAAATTGATCGCATAGGACGCAAATTCGAGAGGAGAAAACTTTGACGCATCATGTTGCCACAACCGCCACTTGGGAACGCCAATCATCAAGCCAGCCTCACGGACAAAGCGGATATGATTCAAAGCAGAGTCAAGGTAGAGTTGCAAGACCGACAAACTACAATTGGCCAAGAACCTGGAGATCATGAAACCCTCAGCGTAATTCAAGCCAGTGACCTTGAGTTGGTATCTATCAGAATCGAAAGTCAGTGCACCGTTAATGTCCATAATTACCCTTGCCTACTCCTAGCCCCGCGCCGTGGCTCAGGCGGGAACAAAAACGGAATAATGTACCGTTCGCTATCCATCACGTGAAACTTATTTTTATCCTCAATCTCATCCAGAACATTGCCATCTTCATCAACCACATAGCTATAGTTTTCTTTCTCATCCAAATAATCGGCTAGGTCAGAGAAAACTAGAACACCATCGTTAGCGTGAGCTGCATCAACTCTATCAATCCCTACATCTACTTCCTTCACAACTGGCTTACGCAGCGGCAGCCCAGCCGCCCCAAACTCACGCCGCCATTGCCCCTCTGAACGCGCACCGCCAAACCCCGCTAGCAGTGGTTCGTTCGCCTTAATCCGTTTGGCATGTTCAGCTGAGGTCAAATTGCCGCCCCGATAAACGCGGTAAGCAATCACCTGTTTCTTATCAGGATTCTTAGCGTAAAACACAGCCGCCGTATTCACGCCGCCAAAATCCACGCCTACATATCGCTTCCAATGCTTGGGGATTGGGAAGCGGTCAATCATGTGTCGTGCCTTATCAAATTTGGTGTAAATCAAACCAGCAGAGCGCGTATACAGCCCCTGATAAAACATGCGGAACTTCCAAGCGGGCAGCACTCGCCGAGCGCGGTCGTACTCCTCTTGCGGAAATGCGGGGTTGAGCGTTGAGGCAAAAGAGATAATGTCAATCTCTGGATGGTTTCGGCCGAATCGTTCCCACACATCATAGAGCAGCTTCTTAATCCACCCCATGCGGTAAATGGTCGTCGTCAACAAAGCCCGCCCAATCGCCAGCGACAGCCGCCGCAGCAGAGCTTCCCACGACGCTTGCTTAAACTGCTTTTGCCCGCACTCATCGAGCCACGCCGCTTTTGCCGTGGCCGATTCAAGCGAATCAGGGTTAGAAGCATGGCCGAAAAACACCCGCGTTTCGGCTTCGGCCGAATCATCACCAAACACCCGCCTATTCCCAGACTTAGAGAAAGTAAACGTTTTTGTCGAGCGGTTGTATCTGCCCAGTCGCAAATACTTAGCGAAATAGCGCAAGAATTCAGGGATTAGCTTTTTTTCCAACAGAGGGAAGGTCGGCGCGGCCACAATGTAATCCCCCGGCCCCCGCTTTGTAATCTCGCGAAACAGCCATAGTGGACCAAATGATGTTTTACCGCCTTGAGTACCAGCCAGCACACAAACAAAGCGCTTAACGCTATCCCATGCCCGCCATTGGCCCGCATGAAAGTTAAGTTGAATGCTATCCCCATCAACAGAGTAGAGGCCGTGATCAGCTGTCATGCTGCCCCCTATTCTCAACAATATGTCGAATCGGTTCCCCGCCGCTCGTGTGGTCGATCCCATCCGTAAACAATTTATGATGCCGCCCAAGATGCACCAACGCCGCTTGAGCATCGTGAAACTTAATCTCTGTTCCTTCTTTTTTGGGATTGATACCAGAGATTAAATGCGCTTTGCCATCAGCCACGAGCATAGGCAGATTAACAGCCCCGTCGTAAGTTATGTAATCAGCATAAGCCGCCCTAGCCTGCTCCGCTAAACGCATCAACACTTCATCGGCCGACATAGCCGCATTCTCAAGCCTGAACTTAATTTCGGCCGAAACCTTCTCATTTTGCAGCACCCTATACGCCTGAGATTCAGCATTGGCATAATTAGCCGCCCGTGCAGACTCCGCAGCGTTCCATGTGCGCAAATACGTTTCTATGAAGATTTTTTGCTTATGGGACAAGCCAGAAACACCGACAGAGTTAGACACAAGTCACCTACGATACAAAAACCAGTAAAAGAGCGGCAGGTCGGCAGCAGCGCGACCCGCCTAATTGAGGGGCAAAAACAAAAAAGCAGCAGCGGAACCAATCCGCTGCT